GGTTACGGAAGAACCAGACAAGCCATCAAAAGTACCTATAATACTGCAAACGTCTACAGTAAGGTTAACTATTTGAGCACTGAAACCGGGCGTTGTAGCTGAAAAATTAAAGAGAGTACCAGTAGCACAAGCAAGACTTATTAGTGTAATCTTAAGAGAGGCATCAACAGCAGTAAACATATCTCCTGTACCTGTGTAGGTAAGTGAAGATATGCTTGAATCAATACCTCGTAAAAGAGTATCGTTACTTAGTACAAATCTATTTGCAGTTGTAATCGTGCCTGTGACTAGGTAATCTGTACTTGCTGCAAGCGTGATTACGCCGGATACCGGATCAGGAAAATCTGCTTCTACGGCTACTAGTACAGTATTTGCAGATACGTCTGTTGGTATTACCCAACTACCAGAACCAGCCCCGTCTGCTGTATAGACAGTACCAATACCAGCGCTTGTAATATCCTTGGGCTCATGCCTAAAAGGATCTAAAATAGCAGCGTGTTCAATACCCATTAGGAAAGTCTCCTAGTTCAGTAAATAAAATAAAGGGCAGGGGCCGTGAAGCCCCCACCCGCACAGCTAGGCAAGGAGAGAACCTAACTTAAAACTTAGCAAAGCGAAGAATAACCTTAGCCTTACCCGAACCAGCAGCAATACTAGCCGTGGTACCCGTAACAGAGACACCTACAAGGGTATCAGCAGCAAGCTCAGCAGCCCACGTACCGTTACCAGCGTCCTTCGTTACAGCAGCAGTCTCAGGATCAAGGATCTGTACACCGTTAGTAAGCTCAGATGTATCAGTACCAATATTAATCACATTATCTGCGTTGCCTACAACAAAGACTTCCTCTACTTCAAGGATTGCCTCGTCTAGGAAAGACCCCGCAGGGACAGTAAGGATAGTATTAAAGGACGTGCCGCTATCGAAGTCATCACCTCGAATATACACAACATGTTCTTTCTCAACGCCTGCACCCTGAACCTGACCAGCACCTAGTCGACCGTCTTCTGTGCTACGAGGGCCATAGTGTGCTTGAACGTTAAGTCCGGTATTACTTTCGATAGTCATAATTTATACCTTTCTTACGTATTGTCAACAGTGAATGCAGCATCAGTAACAATGACACCAAGCGTATCAACACGCTGTGCACCAAAGCCCCAACGTGCAGACCACGTATGTTCATTACGACGCTTATCTTTATTACGCTCGGACTCTACCGTAGGCATGCGCCTGAAGACACCCATAAGGGGCGTAGTATTGTCACTGGCAATAGACATAAACAAGTTAACTTTGCCTGCTCTAGTCGAACTAGTCACGCCATCAACACTCGTACCAGCAGCAATGTCTGGCAGTAAGTTAGAGACAAAGACATTCCAACCAAAGATATTAAAGCGGAACTGCATACCTTGAGGCATACCTGCTTCAAGAACTGCTTGCGTAGTCGGGTTGCTATCTACATTAAACGTACCTTGGAAACCCTGCTCAATAGTCGTAGCGACTACAGGATCAACAATAGCAATACGACCTTCAGCAGGTACATTCGCCTTAGTAAATGCAAGAGACATATCAGAGAAGTCAGATAGCGTCATAACCTGATTAGTTCCACCAGCACCAACAAAGCGATGGGCGAAACCATTAATAGAATTCGCGTTTGCCGCCGTCTGGGAGTCCTCAAGGGACTGGAAAGCATCAGTCTGTACACGCTCTTTCCAAGCAATCATGCCTTCTTCAGCACGCGCAGAAAGAAGTGACGGGATATTAAACCCATCTTCTCGCAGATTATCAGTAATGTAATAAGCGTCACCAACCTCATCAGTAACAGTGAGGGTAACGCGGCCAGTCTCGACTGGGTTATACGTAACGTCTTCATCTTCAGTTACTTCCTGAAGCGTTACAGCACCGATAGTCGAGATATTAAGAGTATCACCAGAACCGAAGTCAGATACATTTCGGAAGAACATATCCGGCAAAAGACCCGTTGAAAGGTTTCGCAGAATAAATGTACTAAAAATGTCCTGTTCGATAAAGGCAGTTTGGTCAGTAGTAAGCATGATTGCTTAACCTTTATTCAGTTAGGCCGTGCTTCTTTAGAGCTTCCTGATAAACTTGTGTAGCGTCTGACTCTCTCTTTTTAGTAGTAGTGAATAGACCGCTAGTAGGTTTATTGGTTTCAGTTTTTTCTTGGAAACCGGCTGTGTTTACATTTGATGGAGTACTGGAAGGATCAATCTTCTTATCAGAACCAATAAGCTTTAATGCTGCGTCTGGATTACGTGCAATCAAATCACTAAAAAAGTCAGTACCAAGGCCACTCTCTTTGGCCTTCTCTGCTATATAGTTTTCTGGATTGTCCGTTTCAGCCGCTATTGCTTGAAGGAACTTAGAAGCATTAGCTTCCCGTGTTTCTTTAGTTTTGATCTTATTAAGCTGTGTAGCTACAAGATCACCTAGTACCTGCTCATCAACGTTAACAGTCGAGGGTTGCTCATTTTGCCCTGTTGAGTCTGCAATTCGTTTGGCTACCTGTTCTTCAATAGTCACTTTATTTTCCAATTCATTAAAGCGTTTCTCTAGGGCTTCAAACTTAGCGTCTTTCTCAACGCCTTCTGCTTTAAGCTTTTCGATGAACTCTTCTTTAGGCTGAATGGATTCTACAGCTTTATCTACTGAAGTATATTTAGGTGTACCGTCCTCATTTTGGATATTCGCTATCTTAGCGGCCAGTGCATCAAGGTCAAGCTGCGGCTGGTTTGGCTCCGGCTGAGGTTCTTTTTCCGTGCCAGACTCTTTGTCTTGGTCAGACATTAACACTCCTTAAATCTTTAACTGTAACTATATTATAACATACTAGTCCTTACTTGTCAAGAGAGAATTTATTAATTCTTTAACTTTTTTATTTACTTTAATCTGTGCAACTAAATTAGCTTGTGCTAAATCCCAGTCACCATTAAAGTAATTATCCTTTGTCATCTCGTCTATAGCTTTGTCAATATACTGATCACATATCTTAATAAGCTGTCTTAGTACAGGCCTACTTTCTGATACAGCCGCCTTAAGAACATCCTGCTCTTCTTTAGAGAGCCCCTTCTGCCACAACTTGTTCGCCATCTATTGTCTCCTCTATTGGTGCCTGTTGGGTAAGTTCATTTTGTACATTGTTTGCAAGTTGTGCTGACTCTGCATCTTCTATAAGTCCTTGATTAACTCCAAACAGACCAAATCTTTCAAGACCAAGAAGTTCTTCAGCTACCTTAGTCAATTCCTTACGGCTAATGTGCGGTTGGATAAGAGGCCACACAGGACTATTAGCAAGGCCATTAAGATTTTGTGTAAGCTGTGCCTGCCTTGCAAAGTGCCTAGCACCAATAGGACGTAGTTTACCAGCAGCAGTTATATCTTCTTTCTTAATCTTAATAAACTCTGCTACAGCACTATCATCATCCATCACACGTACAAGATCGTTACCATCAATATTACGCTTCGCTACCTCAAGCATGGCGTTAAGTAACGGCTCAAGTAAATTGATTTCAAAGTTCCTAATCTTTTCTTGGAAAATCCTGCTAGCCGCAGTAGTCAGAGTTTGGACTTCAAAGGCTGTCTTCTCACCGGGACTACGTATACCCATAGCCTCACGTGGTGCACCTGTGAAGTCTTCCATTAGGTTCATAAGAAACTGTAGCTCTTGATCCACAGCAAGTGCAGTCAGATCGGGACTAAGCAAGCGTACAGCACCGCCTTCATCTACATGTATCTCTTCACCCGGCCCCCATACGTAGTCTTCAACCTCACCACTAACCATAATAGGTGGAAAAATATTTAGATCGACAGCATCAGCTTTACTATTTTCAATCTGATTAAGCCTATACTGCATACCCACAATATTAGCCAGTGGAGACATAGCCCAAAGATTATCAGGACGTTCACGCCAGCCTACATGCTGTGTCGTAGGCCTACCAAACCAACTAGGGTTCTGTACTTTACGAACAATACGATTACGATCAACAATAGTTACGATCTGGTCTTTAAGAAACTCATTTGTATCTGGATCGTAGATGTCCCCTGTTAGCTCAAGAACTTCAATAAAGCCTGACTTAAGATAGGAGAAGTACGAGCCAAAACCATCTATATCTAAGGAGGAAGCCCTACGGAAATCATGCCATGACGCAGACTGTGCCTGAGTTCTAATCTCATCAATATTAGCAAGTACTTCTTTAATCCAGCCTTCATCTTCTGGGCGTTCTTCTACGTACCTAAAAAACTCACCAACCTGCCAGATAGTCCTACTGATCTTCGGGCTATCTACAAACTTAGGTGCAAGGGGGTTAAACGTCATATCGTAGGGACTTAACCTAGTTGCTCTAGGTCCGATATATCCAGGAATTGTTTCACCAGTAACACTATCAATCTTGGACTCTTTAACAAATTCTACGTCTGCAAATACGTTACCAAACAGTACGTAGTCATCAATATATTTAGAGACAGTAGTGTAAAAATTGTCTTCTCTAAGCTTATTACGCATGTACGCTAGCACAGCTTTACGCTTCTGGGCTGATGCTGCACTTTTATCTCCGGGCTGCCACTCAAGCCAATCATCATGTGGGAATAGTGCTGACATATAGTTAGCTTTAAGATTATCATAAATCTGTGTAATCTTAGGAATATGCGTCTTATTAGACCAGCCATTTGTGCTGTTACTTGTCGTTGTCGTATCTGTTGCAAAGACATAGTCACGTAGCTCTTGGGTTTCATTTTCCCAACCCTGTCGTCCTAGCTTCCAATCATCAAACAGAATAGCAATAGCGCTAGCTAAACCATCTGGCGCCATCATATTTTTAAGTTCTGCTATCGTACCTGCCATAGTTCTTACCTATCTTGCTACACCACCGAAACGGGTATTGTATATTAGTGTGCTCTGGTTATCTGTACTGCGCTCACGCATCTTCATTGGTGCCTTTGCGGTGTCAATTGCTGCTGCCATTGCGTCCTTGCAATCATCATGTGGAGGATTTAACATAACCAGTTCCTCTTCAAGTATCTGACAATTACCACCACGATAATGGTACATCTGTCCATTATGATATCTTGGTTCAAGGATAGACTGTATCCGTTCCCTCTTAGAGCCATCATGTCTGTTAGGTTTAAACTCGTCAACTTTAACAAGCATACCTTCAGACTTAATTAGGTCTTTTAGTTCTTGTACAATTGCTTTCTGTGCAACTGTGACCTCAAGTCGTATATTCTTAAACTGCCATTTAGACCACGAAGCAAGGATCGCATCAAAGTAGTCTGAGATGCGATCAGTCTTAAATCTATCAATGTCTAAGACAAAGTAATTATGATCCTCGTCTACACCAATAACTACGACTGCTGTGTAGTCTGCTTTACGTGTACGGCTAAAAGCAAAGTCAACAGCAGCATACACATTTATCTTACGCTCGTTAAAAAACCACTTTGATCCATGCCGTTTAATATGTTTCTTATCATAGTACTCCCAAGAGCCGCGCTTAATTGGTGCCGCCGACTCATCATTAGGATCATTATAATACTGTGCACGAAACTGTGACTTGTCCAGATACTCAGCTTTGATTAGCGCTAGTATCTGTGCATTAAACCCAAACTGTACACCGTCCTTACGTTGCTGTCTAGGCCATAAAAACTCACCAAGCCCATCACCCTGATCTTCAACCTGCCTCTCAAAGACTTCATATACAGGCTCAAACTCACCTGTGATATTGCCGTCCTTATCAAAGACAGGTACAAGCATTTCACCAAGATCTTTATAAATATCTTTAGGGTGGTACCTTGTACCTACAACTTTTTTCTTTGAACTAGGATTAGCAATAGAAGCCATCTGGCTATACTTAGCAGCGACCTGCCTACGGCCTTCTTCAGTATAAGCGTTCTCTGGCACGACAAGATCATCATAGATAACATTGTCGCTATGCATACCTGACTGTGTGCCCCCTACACCAGTAGCCCACACCGTTGGGTCTCGTACACCCTCTTCTTTACGTTTGGGATGATCAACAGATATTTCTGTAGTCGTCCACTTCTCACGTTTACCTTCATCAGGACTAACCATATCAGGCCAGTACCGCGTATATATCTTAGAAGTAAGAACGTCCTTAATAAACTTAAGTTGCTTCTCAGCTAAGTTAGCCGTAGCTGACACGTACATAGTTGTGCTTTGTGGTTGTCTTGTTATGTCCCAAGAAACACAGTATGCAACTATTGCCGACTTCTGGTGCCCACGTGGCAGCAACGCCATAAGATTAGGCTTTGCTGTTGGCCTCTGCCACCATTCAATTAGCTCTAGATGGATATCACCAAGCACACGATGTGGTGCAACCAATCTAATAAATGTAAGTAGATCAGCTTCAGCAGCTTCCCTAATTTGGTTTACGCGGTCTGTCATACAAGCTTAATTCTTTGTAGATCATCATCTACTTCATCGTGAATACGCTGATCAACCTTAGTCTGTCGTTCTCTCTCTGCTTTAGATGGTGCTCCCGCCTTACGTTTAGGTTTATATCCTTTGTCTGCAATGTACTTAGCTGAGGTAACGCTACTCTTAGATTCAGAAGCAATGTCTTTTATGAGCCGTCTGATACCTTGACTTTTAATTTTAACCTCAGTCTCTTCTACCCATTCATCAATGTGCTTCCTGAGTATTGGGCTATCTAGCCAAGCTTTCCAGTGTTCCCACCCACCAATATGTTCTGTTGCAAAGGTGTACCCTGTCGGATCATCTGTCTCTACAAACAGCCTACGCGCAGATAGGTACGTTTTATCATGTAGCGTATGGTCTTCTGACTTGTACGTAAATACTGCTATATCGTCTGGATCATAGTCATACTCAAGGAACAGGCTGACTGACCTCCATTTACCTTGTGCTCCTTTAAACTCCATACTAGCTTCCAATCATACCATGCGTTATAAGGTCATCAATAACTGCTTTAACTCTTTCAGCTAGATCAGGAAGACTTACTGTTGCAGTATTAAAAGTAGTTCTCGTTGCTGTCCCTGTTGGTGCTGTCCATCCAGTAATAC